ATCCGTAGCCGCGATTATAGCCGCATATTATACTAAAGAAGCTATTATCGAGAGATCGAAATAAACACTATATACTGTTATAATCCTAAAGTATATCGAGCATATGAAATTTTTTGAGACACTAGACGAAAGCACGTTCACTATTTTCGCGGCACATCATTACCAAAATCCAACATGCATTGATGCAGATGAATTTTACGAAGATATTAAGCGTTTCAAGTATATAAAACGTCTAGTCAATAGACACCTCGAAGGTGGTAAGCTATCAGTCCATCTTATATTGAATCACTTGATCGTAGTCTTTAATGTGTTTGGTAATGGTGCAGGATTAAAGATGTTAGAGTATAAGCTAGAGGAACGGCATTGGTCAACGATCAAACCATTCATAATCTATCTTAGAATCGTCACAAACGAAAAATATACTGGTGTCGAAATGGACGCTGAAGTTGTCGAAGGGTTGAGAAAAATATGAGTCTAGCAAGTAAAGCTGGTGATCTGCTATACACGTTTCGCTTTCTAAAGATGTTAACCACACCTTGGGAAGAATCGGACGCGTTTAAGCTTGGGCTTATTGACGAGAATGGCAAACGTGTAAAAAGTGTGAAGATGGATTCTAAAGAGAAAAAACTCGCGCTAGGTCCTTTTGTTCGATTAGTGTTTAATCTTAAACGCGCTCTCAATAAAGTGCCCGGAGGCAAGACAACACTGGGTAGCTATGCGGCGGCTCTATTTCTACTCAAAGAACACTATGATATCAGCGACAAGAATATTAAAAAGATATTAGATACCGCGGGAGTTGATCCTCTTGATCTCATTAGCGAAGATCATTCTTGGTACATACTTAATAACGGATGCCTCTCACCAGGAATATATCGAGTCAAAGAAGAAAAAGTTCTTGCTACCGGACTCGAAGACGTTGTTAATGCCAAAGATCAAATTCGTGTCAATGAATCAGCGCACCCAATAGGCGAAGTATTAGGCTTGCATGTTTTCGAAGCATATCATCTAAACACTCATAAGAGGGTGTACGTCACCGTCGGAGAAATCTACAAATGAAAAAGTTCAATGATTACGTAATCCCATCCATAAAAGAAGAACCTACAATGACAACCGGACCTGGTATTGCAGGAACAAGTGATGGCGATACTGCTGATTGGATGCATGGTAAGAAGAAAAAACCTCTCACCCGAAGATTCATCGAGATCATGGGTAAAAGAAAAAAACTCGTAAAATAGTAAAATAAATCTAGATATTCTCGTTTTTATGGTGTATACTTACGCTATATAATTCCACTAACCCTAAATAAAAGAGAAAGGTAAATGCCCGTAAAAATTGATAAAAATCGCGATGAATTATTAAAAGATTATGCTGTAGGAATGTTGCGCGATTTCTATATGACAGACAAAGAAACCTCACCACAGCAAGCCTATCGAAGAGCCGCAAGAGCATGGTCTTGTTACGAGGGTCAAATGGACGAAGCCCTAGCACAACGCTTATATGACTATGTTTCGAAAAAGTGGTTTATGTTCGCTTCCCCAGTTTTATCGAATGCGCCTGAAATGAGTAACGGTCTGTCTCCAAAGGGTATGCCTATATCATGTTTCTTGACATATGTTCCAGATACATTAGAGGGCTTGATTAGTCACACTTCTGAACTACGTTGGTTATCTGTTTATGGGGGTGGAGTTGGCGGACACTGGAGTGCTGTTCGGACTGTATCAGACGTAGCACCTGGTCCTATGCCTTTTCTACATACAGTTGATGCAGACATGATCGCTTATAGACAAGGTAAAACGAGAAAGGGTTCATACGCGGCTTATATGGACATCTCTCACCCAGACATTATCGAATTCTTAAATATGCGCGTACCTACAGGTGACGTACAGCGTAAAGCACTAAACCTTCATAACGCTATTAATATCACTGATGAATTCATGGAGGCGGTGCGATTCAATTACGAGTTTGCATTGCGTGATCCTAAAGACAACGGTATAAAGGAGATGATCAACGCTCGAAAGACTTGGGAACGTATTCTGGAAATTCGCTTCAGAACAGGCGAACCCTATCTAAACTTTATTGATACTGCTAATCGCGATCTACCTCAACCACTGAAAGACTTGGGGCTGAAGATTAATGGTTCAAACCTATGTAACGAAATTCACTTACCTACTGATGCAGAAAGAACCGCTGTTTGTTGTCTCTCTTCATTAAATCTGGAGTACTATGATGAATGGAAAGATACCTCTATTGTTCGTGATCTTATCCGTATGCTTGATAACGTCCTGCAATACTTTATCGACAACGCTCCAGATACAATTGAAAGAGCGAAGTTTAGTGCGGGTCGGGAACGAAGCATTGGTCTGGGAGCCATGGGGTTCCACTCCCTACTGCAAAAACAGTCTGTTGCTTGGGAATCACAAACCGCAAAGGAGATTAATCAAGTTGTGTTTCAGCACATTAATTCCGAAGCGCACAAAGAGACTGAACTTCTCGCTCAAGAAAGAGGAGAATATCCAGACGGAATCGGCAGTGGAAAGCGAAACTCACACTTGTTGGCAATCGCGCCCAACGCCAGTAGTGGTGTTATCTTGTCAACGTCACCTTCGATTGAACCCCTAAAAGCATGTGCATATACGCACAGAACCCGCGCAGGTTCTTTCTTAGTTAAAAACATCTATCTTGACAGTCTCTTGACTGAGATTGGGCATAATAATGACGCGATATGGACATCTATTATCACAAACAAAGGATCTGTTCAACATCTACCTATTCTTAACGAAGGGCAGAAAGCCATATTCAAAACTGCGCAAGAGCTTGATCAGAACTGGGTCATAGAACATGCCGCTAACAGGCAGAAGTATATTTGCCAAGGGCAATCTGTCAACGTATTCTTTCCAGCCGGTGCTGATAAGGACTATGTCAATTCTGTACACTTGAATGCTTGGATAAAAGGATTAAAAGGATTGTACTATCTACGCACAGAAGCTAAAAATCGTGCGGAGAATGTGTCCGAGAAAGTAGAACGCGTAGCTCTTTCTGGTGATATGCGAAGCATTGTATACAGCAAGCCTGGGTGCCCGTTCTGTACGTTAGCTGAAGAAGAATTAAAACTTCGAGGTATCTCTTTTGATAAGATATGTCTAAAAGAAATAGGAAAGACTGCGGCTGAAGTCACAGGCAGAAACGTCAAGACAGTTCCACAAATATATATTGCAGGCGAGTATGTTGGTGGTTATGATGATCTTATGGTCCACTTGACAGCCGATCTTGAAGCTGATACAATATCCATAGACGAAGATAATGAGTGCCGAGCCTGCGAAGGGTAGGTCATAAACAACAAACAAATTAAAAGGAAACGCCGTGTCATTACTAGCATTCAGCAAAACGTACAAGCCATTTTTATATCCATGGGCAGTGGAGTTAACAACGAAGCATGAAGAGATTCATTGGGTTGAGTCCGAAGCGGAGTTATCCGAAGATATTCAAGATTGGAAAACTAAGCTTTCAGTCGAGGAGAAAGAGTTTATCACTCAAGTACTGAGACTATTCACGCAGTCTGATGTCCAGGTAGGCGAAAACTACCACGAACTATTGATACCCAAGTTCAAAAATAACGAAATTCGTAACATGTTATCATCGTTCGCTAACAGGGAAGGCGTTCACCAACGTGCCTATGCGCTCCTGAACGATACTTTGGGGCTACCTGACGAAGAACATTCTGCATTCTTAGAATACCAAGAAATGGCTGATAAAATCGATTTCATGAAACAGGGCGATATTAATTCACATACAGGACTTGCTCTAGTACTTGCACAGTCGGTGTTCAACGAAGGCATGTCATTGTTCGCCTCGTTTGTAATGCTACTTAATTTTCAGCGTTTTGGTAAGATGAAAGGTATGGGCACAATCGTCGAGTGGTCTATTCGAGACGAGACAATACACGTTCAAGGTAACGCAAAACTATTCCGCGAATTCTGTCAAGAACATCCTCGAATCGTGAATGACGAACTGAAGTCGAAGATATACGAGATGGCAAAGAACTCTGTTAAGCTAGAAGATCGATTCATTAAGCTTGCATATAAGGGAGCTGAGATCGAAGGTCTAAGTGAAGCTGATGTTAAACAATATATTCGACATATTGCTGATCGTCGTTTGCTACAGCTAGGAATGAAGCCCAACTTCAAAGCAAAAGATAATCCATTGCCATGGCTCGATTGGGTATTGAACGGTGCTTCTCATGACAATTTCTTTGAGAAACGTGTTACAGAATATTCAGTCAACGGCATGGAAGGTGATTGGGGTTGGGAAACACCACTAATGGACGTAACCCAATGAGTATAATCTTAGAAGAACGACGAAGATTCTTTACCGACTGCGGGATTTGCGAAAGCCAAACACTCGTCGAGGTAATCAATGTTGACGAAGAAGTAGTTTTCTGTCCAATGTGTGGAACTGAAGCTCTAACAACCGAAGTAGATCAAGACGAAATGTCCGAAGTAGATAGAGCCGAAACAGAACTGTAAAGCTTCTAAGTGCTACCTTAGGATAGACCTGAGCATGTCGACTGTCAATTACACCTAAACTGCTCACTTTATAACGACTAAATAGTTTCATCTTAATAGGTGATACTACATGAAACCATCGATATGCCTCTATGAGGGTCATGACACTAACATAACGGTGTATGACCCCAACACCAATTCTTTCTATATCTATGAGTTTGAACGCGTCTCGGGTGTTAAACATCATAACGTCAAAGAAATAAAAGACCTACCTACGCAAAAACACACTGATTGTATCAATCAAATTCTAGATCATCTACTCGAAGTCCATGGCATTGAAAATGATTTCGAAACATTCATATTTAAACCTCTTTTTTGGGATCTATCGTATATCGACCGATCCGCTATAAAAGCTGATACTATCACATTCTCGGCTATCGATCATCATGACGCGCATTCGTGGTGTGCCTATGCACAATCACCCTTTGATAAAGCCGCTAGTATTAGTTGGGATGGATGGGGCGATAACACCTCATTCAAGTATTCTTGTTTCGACGGAATGAATCGTTATGGCGTAGAATCGAAAGCAAGCTATAAATTTTCTAACATATACACCGCAGTGGGGCTGTGCATATCATATCTACATGGTACGTATGCACTCGACGTTCCGGGTAAGTTAATGGGGCTAACAGCATACGGAGAAACTAACGACGATTACGTCCGTTTATTCAAGCGAAGTATGCTAAGTGAATCACACATCGCGCCTTTAGAGGACTTGATACCAAAATTGCCTATCATTAATTATAGAGAAGTATCTGTAAGTGAAAAGGCTGATAAACTCCACGCATTCAATATCGCTAAGTCTGTACAGGTCGCGTTCGAAGATGGTATCGTCGAAACTATACGTGACGAATTTATGCCTATGATTTCAAAACATGGAAATAATCTTATCATGTCAGGCGGCAATGCGTTAAATGTATTAGCTAACGAGAGAATAAAGCGAGAGTTTCCTGAGGTGAATATCTACATACCGCCTAACACTCATGACGGAGGGTTAAGCTTTGGTATTCTATACGAGCATTTACAAAGGAACGAATTCAGCCGCTCCTATAAATACGATGTGACTCGATCAGGACCAAGACTGTTCGACTATCTCGATATACCTCGAATCGTTCAAGAGAGACGAGCCAAGAAAGTTTCTGTAGATGATATCACAACATTATTAAAAGATCAAAAGATCATAGGAATGTGTATCGGTAATATGGAAGTTGGTCCTAGAGCGTTGGGCAATCGTTCTATACTATGTGATGCTTCTAATCCCAAGATGAAAGATACCCTTAATTGTCGGGTCAAGTTTCGAGAGTGGTTTAGACCGTTCGCGCCAATATGCAGAAAAGAGGATGCACACAAATACTTCTACTCACCTAACTTCGAAAACATGGAATGTATGCAATTCGTCGCTGATGTGTTACCTGAACATAGAACGTCTTTGTTCTCGGTAACACACTATGATGACACTGCCAGGCTTCAGGTAGTGACGCCTAAGAGCAACAAACCAATACATGACATACTTACTGCATTCGATGGGGTGCTTATAAACACTTCCTTCAATGTCCAGGGCAAACCTATACTTAATAGACTATCGGATGCGCTCGATGTGCTGAGAGACACTGGGCTTGATCATGTGGTGGTTGAATACGAACAAGAATACTACTTATTCTAGGAGCTATATACTGCATGTGGAATTATAACGAAGAAGAGTTTGATCCGAGCGAAGAGTTTCTAAAAGACTATGTGGGCTTTGTGTATCGTATCACCGAGAAAGATACTGGTAGAATGTATATTGGTAAGAAACTGTTCTGGAGACCCAAGACTCTGCCCGTCAATAAAACGAGAAAGCGTAAAGTTAAATTGAAGGTAATATCAGATTGGCAGAAATACTACGGTTCGAGTGAACATCTCAAAGAGTCTATTGCAAGAACTGGTGTCGATAATTACCATCGCGAGATACTAAAATTATGTAGAACAAAGGGCGAATGCTCATACTATGAGGCTAAAATGCAGTTTGAGAATGATGTTCTGTTAGACGATATGTATTATAACGCATTCATAGGATGTAAAATTCACGCGAAGCATTTACCTAAAGATTAAATAACACTAAATAAGAGTATAATTTTAAACTCACATTCACGGAAGCAAACATGTTAAAGTTCTCTCAATATCTAGACGAAGGCGTAAATGATCCTGCTATATTTAAAGCGGTATTTCTAGCGGGTGGACCAGGTTCGGGTAAATCATTTATAGTAGGAAAGACTGGATTAACTTCTATGGGCTATAGAGTTAGTAATTCCGATGATGCATTCGAAGCGGGCTTAAAGAAAGCAGGATTAGAGATGAATCCCGAAAATATATTCTCTGTCAAAGGGCAAGAGCTTCGAGGTAAAGCGACCGCTATAACTGGTACTAGACAAACAATGTATATTAAGGGTCGTTTAGGTCTAGTTATCGATGGCACAGGCAAGAACATGGATAAAATGAAACAGCAAGCGAAGGATCTCAAAAAGCTTGGATATGACGTAGCTATGGTTTTTGTCAATACTGACCTAGAAACTGCTATGACCAGAAATCGTAATAGAGCGAGAAAGCTTCCTGATGATATGGTTAAATCTTATTGGCAAGAGATTCAAAACAATATAGGCGCATTTCAAGCTTTGTTTGGTAAAAAGAACTTTCTTGTTGTTGATAATTCAGACGGTAAAGACTACAATAAGGAAACTCTTCGTGCGTACAAAGATGTACGAAAGTTCACTGAACGAGCTCCTGAGAACCGTACAGCGATCAAATGGATTAAATCTGAGAAAAAGAAAAGAAATATAAAGAAATAGCTTGACAACAATCTAGTGTCCTGATATAATGCACTTAGAGAAAAAACAATGATTGAACTGATTAACAACTAAAGGAAGTTAAGGTACCCTATGAACAAAAGTAAACGCTTAGAAATCTTTGAGATACTAGAAGTATTCGCTAAAACAAAATCTAAAGCAGACAAGATTGCGCTCCTCCGTGAACATAATATTATGGCACTTAGAGATGTCCTCCAAGGAACTTTCGATCCCGCTATTCAATGGAATCTGCCCGAAGGCAAACCCCCATATATAGAGAATGAAAATCATAATGCTCCTTCGACATTACTTAGACAACATAGATATTTTAAATACTTTGTCAAAGGTGTTCATGAAAGCGAGAAGCTAACGAGAATTAAACGAGAGAAAATGTTCATTGAATTACTCGAAGCTGTTCACCCCGAAGATTCTAAAATCCTACTAGCTATGGTGTCTAAGAAAAGCCCTGTTAAAGGTCTTACTCTAAAAATCGTAACAGAGGCATTACCCGATTTGATAAGTAAATAAATTATATTATGTGAATTATAACTAAAACCCCCGAAGGAGTACGTCTATGGTAGAAGCATACAGTACAACGAGAATAGGGAAGCGCGATATGCGCGGACTTGGTAATTACATTCACAAACTTAAATCTAAGGGTAAGACTGACAAAGCCTATAAGATTGCGAGACAACAATTGAAGGCTAATACTCAATTCGAGTATACAACACAGACAAGGGGGTGATCATCTAGGCTACAGGCTCAAGGATGAGTCGTAGTCCCTCTTATACATAATATAAAGGTATAACACTATGGATAATGATACTAACAGAATGATCTTCACCGATACTGGTGGCGCACAACGCACGTTCCCATTGATTGCTACTAAAAAGCATAAGTATAAAGAGATTAAAGCCTTGCTTGAGAGAGCGAGTGAGCTGTTGGATACGGCATATGTCGCGCATTTAGAAAATAGACTTAAAAAGAGAAGAAAATAGAATGCCAATCTACACAGTGAAACATAAAGAAACCGGAGTTGAGAAAGATGTTCTTATGTCGATTTCAGGGATGCAAGACTTTCTAGCTAAAGGTGAATACGCGCAAGTCATAACAGCACCTGCGCTTATTACTCATACTGGTAACATCGTCAATAAAACCTCGGGCGACTGGAAAGATCATCTAAAAGCGATCAAGAAAAACTCGACGGATAATAATACGATAAATGTTTAAGCATCATGGTTATAAACATAGATGCTTTCAAGGCGTACCATTAAGCGTTCTGCTCTAGCACGAACCTGATCTTTCCACCACCAACTATCGCGACCTTCTATTGCCGCTTGTTTCCAATCACCTTCGCATAAAGCTTTCTTAAAGTTTACGAACTTTGAAAGATTTGGTCGACCCATGTTAAACATCATGTTCACGCAGACTTCTTGAACCTCGTCGGGCCAGAGATTAAACTTAGGTCCATACAATCGAACACATTCCATAGATGCTATATGAACATCATTATCAAACGCTTGTCTCACACGATCTTCTGACACCTCAACACCTACAGGTAAACCGTACTCTTCGTCATTCTTTGTGATCAAGTGTCCTATACCAAATGTAGGATATCCTAGATGGTCTTTATAGATATTATAAACCACACCTTCGTCAATTTCTAGCTGTTCTCTCAATTTTGTATTATCTTTCA